ATACTTACTAGTTACAGATGAATACCCTGTACTTACTATATCCTCTTTAGAGCAGTCTATAGATTATGGTAAGACATATACTCCTATGATTGAATTCACCGACTATGTACTAAATATGCGTAGTGGGGAAATAAACTCTATTGCAGACATATTTCCTTTCCGTATTAATGGCTACAAGATAGTATATACAGCAGGTTTCGAGACTATTCCTGAAGATTTAAAATTAGCTGTTATGGACCTAGTTACTTACTATATTAAGAACGACTCAGCAGTACATTCTAGTAAGCCTACTACTCCTAATACAGTACAAGTGCAGTATATTACTAGCACTAATTTACCTGCCCATATTAAACGCGTATTAGACCTATACGCAGCTAACTATAATTAATCATGAGTTTAGCCGAATTTAGTTCTGCTTTAAAGAATAAAGCTATAAAAGAGTGGTTTACAACAGAGAAAAGCGCTAGAGACTCTCAACGTCTCGCTAATGTTAACACGTTAGTAAACCCTACTAGTGACTATAGAAGTGCAGAACAGACAGCAGAAAAAACTTCTTTTATTATTACTAAAGATACAGTACGTGATCTACTTGTAGATATGCATGGAATGGTTCCAGGTAGTCAAGAGTTATCTGATTTAACAGATATTACTTTTGGTGCTTTTAAATTTAAGGGAGTAGGGGCTAAAGTAAATAGACGCAGTATTAAAGTGGGGGAGGGTATACCTGCTGTATACTTTAGTACTATTTCTTTCGATACTATTACTACTTTAGTTAATAATATACTTAACCTAAAGCCTGGAGAGTTAGCTGCTAAGTACGAAAAAGGCCACGTTGTTGGTCTTAATACTGAGTTATTAAGAGTTACTGCTGGACGTATAGCAAGCATAGACGCAAGGGGAGGGGCAGGGAGTGGGGCCCCCACTGGTAGAGCTAAAGAAATAATATTAGCTGAACTTAATAATGTTATTGAATATTATAAAAAGCTCGATTATGATTCTGCTAATATTCAGCCTGCTGCGGATGTACCTGTATATGCCAGTGTTAATAAGACTATTAATAAAACTGGTAAAACTAAATACTTAGTTGAGCTTCAAACTAAGGCGGCTAATCAGGGTTCCGCAGCCGAAGTTAAAGCCACTATAGGCTCTATACGTAAACTATTTACTCCAGGAGCTCTAACAGATAAAGCAATGGCAGCACTTATAGATAAATTAGTGCCCTCAGTATCTGACCCTAAGTTTCAGCAAGATTTACTAAACCTAAAAAGTAGTCCTAGTTTTATAGATATGATAGCTATTCAAGTAGCTGCAGCTATATCAGGTAAACCTATAGACCAAAATTACTCACATAGTAACGTACCCATAGGCAAACAGCCTGTACCTAAGGTGGATCTTACTGAAGTACGTAAATTAGCTAAAGCCGAATTGGCAAAATTAGCTACCTTAAAAAAGAAGCTTACTGTTAAAGTTGCTCCCATACGTAGTATAGAAGGGCAGTTTTATAGCCTAGCTTCTCTACAAACTTTAATTAACCAGAACCTACCACACGTAATTGCAGCTAATATGGGTTCTGGTACCGACACTAAGGTGTTAAACTATCGAACTGGTAGATTTGCTACTTCTGTTCAAGTTGAGCGAATGACACAGTCTCGTGATGGTATGATTAGTGCTTACTATAACTATATGAAGAATCCCTATGCTACCTTCTCAGATGGAGGCAAACAGCAGTACCCTAAAACCCGTGACCCTAAGCTGCTGATTGCTCAGTCAATTAAAGAAATAGCAGCTACTAAGGTTGCTAATAGAATGAGAGCTGTAGTAATATGAGTAGAAGAACTTCAATAATTAAAGCCCTTACAGAGAAGTTAAAGCTTATTAATGGTACTGCACCTTATAAATCTAATATTTATAATAATGCGTACCCTAAACTGAAGTTCTGGGACGAAGTATCTGATTTTCCTAGCGTATACGGTACACCAGGTTCAGAGTCTAGAGACTACCTACCCGGAAACTTTACTTGGGCTTACCTAGGTATTAGCCTAAAACTATACTGTAAGGGTGAAGATGCTCAAGATCAGTTAGAGGCTTTACTAGAAGATGTAGAAAATGTTATCGACGCTAACAGAGTACTAGTATATGATTCTGTTAAAAACTATGAAACAACCGAAATATTGGTTGCTTCTATTACTACAGATGAAGGGCTTCTAGCTCCTTATGCTGTAGGTGAAATTAATTTACAGGTACGCTATCAGCTGCCCTGAATAACCCCCGTATCGATATACTAAAACAGATAAATGTCTAGTAAAGTATAAGAATACATAGAAAATAAAGGAACCATTCTATGGCAACATTTAATTTACTGAGAAACAGTAGAGTATTTTTCACGACTAACGTGTCGGCAGGTACCGGTATTGTGCAACCAGCTGGCTTTACAGTAGCTAACTCACAAGAACTACAAGTACTAGACGGCTTTTCTTTCTCACAAGCAACCAACGCTGATACAGTACAGATCAGTGAAGCAGGCGATACACCTGTTCGTGGCCAGCGTAGTTTCAATACTAGCCTTGGTAACGTTGAGTTTTCACTGTCTACGTATATTCGCCCTTCGCTATCAGGTACTGTTAAAGCTGAAGAATCACACCTTTGGAATGCTCTGCTAAGCTCTACAGCTATCGGTACTGCTCCAATCAGTCTAGCTTTCACAACTTTGACAACTGTTACCCTAGTCGCAGGCCTATTGACCCTAACAGGTACTGGTCTAGTTGCTACTGGTCTTGCAGTTAACGACGTGGTAGTAGTTGGTGGTGTGGTTGGTGTTGGTGCCTCACAATATAACACGGCTATTAAGATTCAGAGTATCAGTGGTACCGTTATTACTGCTAAGTACCTAACAGCTCCTACAGCCGCAGCAGTTGCAGCTAACTGGGGTGCTACTGGTGTTGCTAAGTTCAGTAAAATGGGCTGGAACGAAAACGTGGCAATTGCTGCTGATATCGTTACTACTCCAGGTATCCCAGTTGCATACTCTGCTGTTTCTACAGCTGCTTCCAACAAGAACCAACTACTGCCATTCGGTATGGTTGTTACTGTAGATAGTATCACCTACGTTATTGACAACTGCGCACTAGATCAAGCTGTTATTGACTTCGGTCTAGACGGTATTGCTACTGTAGCATGGACTGGTAAAGGTACGGTACTTCGTCAGCTAGACTTCGCAGTAGCCTTCTCGGCAGCAGCTGACCCTGTAATCAGTGGTGGTAGCTTGTCTGGTACCATTAAAGGTAAGAACACAACTGCTAACTTTATTACCAACAAACTGTCTACAGTTACTCTAATCAGTAACATCGGTGGGGTTGCAGGTATTGCTTACACACTGGCTTTGACAGGTGGTTCGATTACTATTGCTAACAACATTGCATATGTAACTCCTGCTAACTTGGGTATTGTTAACACTCCTATTGGTTACTACACAGGTACACGTGCTGTCAGTGGTTCGATTAATGCTTATCTGCGTACTGGTACTACCAATACAGCCGGTCTGCTAGACTCGCTACTAGATGCATCTGCTACTGTAGCAGGCGTAGAACCTAAGTTTAGACTACAGATCGAAATCGGCGGCCGTACAAACGGTACCCGTATCGAAGTCGAGGCTAATGGCGCGAACATTCAGATTCCTACCATTGATGCTCAAGCAGTTATGTCTACAGCAATTAACTTTACCGCTCAAGGTACTGACTCTGTTCTAAGCAACAACTTGTACGATATCGAAAACACTAACGACCTAACTGTTCGTTACCTGTCACTGTAATTTAGTTTCCCTGGTACCGGCTTGATCACCGGTACCTCTTTTTCTCTTCGTCTTAAAATAATTAAAGGACATAATATGTCAGCTCCTATCGTAAATGCAACTCTTTCCCTTAAATCGCTGCTAGTTCCTAGCAAAGCAGTTGAGTTAGAGTACCCAGGTTTCCCAGGTTTTAAAATCAACGTTGTGTTCCTCTCGCGGGAAACACTAGTAAGTATCAGAAAGAAAGCCACTAAAACGACTTTCAAGAATCGTCAGCCAGTTGAAGAACTTGATGACAAACTGTTCTTGCAACTTTATGTTGATGCATGTATTAAAGGTTGGTCAGGCCTTAAACTCTCTTATCTGAATCAGTTGGCTCCTGTCGACCTATCTGGACAAGACGAAAATGCTGAACTAGCTTATGATCGTGAAAACGCCCTGTTCCTGATGCAATCATCTGCGAATTTCGATGCCTTTATTAGCGAGACGGTTACGGAACTGTCAAATTTCACGAAGAC